AAGAACTTCTACAAGCTCAGGTTAGTCGGAGGCGACAGAGGGGAATAAGAGACAGGACGAGGAAACGACAATACATCCAATGCGTGACACGGCCAGATCCAGCCCAGTTGTTGATAGCCGTTCACCGCCAGCGGGGCCTTGGCAATCACAAACCGATCCCAGATGGTGTACTCAATCGGCACGCAGACGGTTTCAATACAGAGTTTCGCCGGGCCGTAACTCAGCCCCGGTTGACACCCGCCCGGCCCAAAACACTGGGCCGAAATGGATAACGGAAAGACGATAAACAGCGCCACAACGAGCCATTTCATGTCCAATTTGCTCCAATCAACTCAACAGGTTTTTACACCCGACCGCCAGAAGCAGCGGGAACCCGATCACCACGGCAAACGTACCCAGATACACCGCCACCAGTTCCAGCAACTCTAAAGTGAGTTTCATATCGCTTCCCGGTCTTCCAGGTCAGGGAAGATTGAAGCCGCATACCGCATCTCGACTGCCTCCCCATCCAGGAAATAGCACGCCCCGCACAGCAGCCGCCCCGCGTCATCTTGAAACGGCTGCGGATGAATCCGGGTATCTACGCACATCGGGCAATAGGGATAGCGAGCCATCAATACCTCCAGGCACATTCAATCCCGATCCCCAAACCCACTACCGAATCGAGGGTAGGTATTAGGATCAGCCGATGAATACGATCTGGGGGCACTTTCGGGCGGCACGGATATTGATTCGCGCAACTCGTCAGCAGGGCAACGAGGAATAGGACGATGATCATCGCCGCAAGCCCCAGCCGAACCCGCTCGGCTCGAAGTGCCCATGGGCTTCCCGACCAATTCGATGGCCGGTAGATCAGCATTGCTAGAATCAGTCCCAGGTGCAGCAGAATCGCCAGTCCCGCCCACAGTAGCACGCTCCACTGAAGCAGATCGCTCATCACTCAGAAACACCCCTAAAAGGCCCGCTAAAGCCATCCCTGCCATCACAATCGCCTCGGCCTGGTCCGGGCGCAGCGACAACCCAAAGACCGTCAGGAGCCAGACCACACCCCGCCACGTGGACGCCTGGCGAAACTGATTCAGAAACCAGTTCATTTCCCATCCAGCCCCAGCCGATAAAACAGGTGACTGCCGACCCGCGTTCCCACATGCTTCTGTGCCCACACCGGAGGCCAGAGGCGCACCCCTTCCGGGCGCAGGATGGTGTGGTAATGATCAGCCCCGTTCGTCGGATCAGGAATTTTGCCGCTTAATACCTCTTCGGCAAGCGTGTACAGCGTACCCAATTGCGAGATCGTTCGGCTGCGCACCCGTTTGGCTTGCCCATCCCACCAGCAGGAAAATTGATGCGGATCAAGACAAACGGCCCGAATGGTGTCATCAGGAATCCCATCGCCGCGTTGCCGGCTCCACCAGCCCGGATTCTCGGCCCGATTGCGGATTACCCAGGCTACAGCAATCTGGCCTTCACGCGGTTCGCCCCGGCACTCACCCCAGAGCGTGCGCGCCATCGCCAGTACATCAGTCGGGCGGTAGTTCATTCCTCTCCCCGCCAAATAGCATCCAAATAATCAAGATCGTGTTTGTTGGGAATTCCCAGCCCGATACCGATGCTGGCCCATTGCGCGGCGTGTTGCTGTACTCTCCAGCGCAAGTAGAAATAACGGAGGTGCCTGATAATCGGCAATCTTTTCACGCCGCCTCCCACGCCCCTGTGTCCTGATACAACTTAGGCACTGCAAACTGCTCGCAGTCCACCTCATCCGCCAATTTGGCCTCGGCTACGTGCATCTCCCGAATCTTGTCCCGCGCAAACCGCGCCACGCGAAAGCACGCCATTTGTCGGGGGCACTGCAACGGCGCGCAGACCATCAGCCGATTAATATCCTGCTCCAACACGTCATCAATCAATATTCTTCGATTCATTCGAGGTGATCACTAGCTATTAGCGGCGTGAGAAACGCGCTGGCACGGTATTCGTACAAATCACACAGCCCGGCAAATTCCGGTTGATGCAGCGCGCAGTAATAAATATCCGGGTCGTCATCCCGGAAATGGACGCATTTACTGCATTGCAAATTCGAGGCCGCAATGCACTTTTGCAGGGTGCCGATCATTACAGCCCCACGATGCTGCGCGCGGTATCTTTTTGGATCGCAATCAACTGGGCCTGAATCGCATCCACGCAGGTTTGGATATTCGCGTCGGTCGCTTCATAGCGCAGCACGATCAAATCATTCGCGCCCCATGAAAAGTGGTATGCCAATAGCGTCGCCTCTTCCAGTCCAAACCTGGTTTGATTGGAAAAGATAGCGGCATAAAGCAACTGCTGATCTGCGGTCCCTTCGCGAATGTTAAACGCCATTTTCTGCAACGCCCGCTTGGTTTGCCGTTGTAACGCAGCAATCAAATCCAAATCCTGCTCATAGACCGTCAATGTTTGTCTCATCATAACCTCGCTTAATACTTGTTGTTATACGCCGACAAAACCAACGCCGGCGATAATTGATAATCGGCCCTACCATATATCAGGGCCGTGGTGGCTTTGCTGGGCACACAGAACACCCGACCATCAGGAAGGAGAACACCGCCCATATAGGCATAATCCCCCGGATACGTGCCAGAGGGCGTGGTTAGGGTATCAGTCCGCGGATCATATATCCGGGCCGTGGTGGCTTTGCAGGGCACACAGAACACCCGTCCATCAGGAAGGAGAACTCCGCCAACATAGGCATAATTCCCCGGATACGTGCCAGAGGGCGTGGTTAGGGTATCAGTCCGCGGATCATATATCCGGGCCATGGTGGTATTGTAGGGCACACAGAACACCCGACCATCAGGAAGGAGAACTCCGCCTGCATAGACATTATTCCCCGGATAGGTTCCTGATGGCGTGGTTAGCGTATCAGTCCGCGGATCATATATCAGGGCCGTGGTGGCAATGTATGGCACACAGAACACCCGACCATCAGGAAGGAGAACACCGCCCATATAGGCATAATCCCCCGGATACGTGCCAGAGGGCGTGGTTAGGGTATCAGTCCGCGGATCATATATCCGGGCCGTGGTGGCTTTGCAGGGCACACAGAACACCCGTCCATCAGGAAGGAGAACTCCGCCGATATAGGCATAATCCCCCGGATACGTGCCAGAGGGCGTGGTTAGGGTATCAGTCCGCGGATCATATATCCGGGCCGTGGTGGCTCTGCAGGGCACACAGAACACCCGTCCATCGGGAAGGAGAACTCCGCCAACATAGGCATTATTCCCCGGATAGGTTCCTGATGGCGTGGTTAGCGTATCAGTCCGCGGATCATATATCAGGGCCGTGGTGGCAATGTATGGCACACAGAATACCCGTCCATCGGGGAGGAGAACTCCGCCGTAATAGGACCAATTCCCCGGATAGGTTCCTGATAGAGTGGTTAGTACGTCAGCCACCTGCCCTATCGGCTGCCGCAACGCCTGAACTCGACCAGAATACGCCATGCCTATGCGCGTCCAGTCACCCGGATTCCACGCGGGTTTGACTCCAGGAACCACCCGGTTAGGCGCATAGCCCAGTGGCGAATGGGGAAGAGTACGGGTACTCATCAGGCAATGGACCGCGCCCAGCCCGACAGTGTTACGGTTTTATCCGCCGTGACCGCCACCATGGATTTAGCTTGCAGTTTCGTGCCAGCCGGCACTTCCAACACCGGGATGCCATCCGGGGCAATCGTGCCCAAGAGTGCGAGCACGTTCACCCGTGCCGCTGCGCCGTCCGTGCCGGATAACGTCACCGCGCGCACTGTACCTAACAAATATGACGTGCTCCCTGCGTAGAGATAAAACGCGATATTGACGGTAGAGGTGTCATTGGAACACAGATTCAGCGCCTCGACCCGGATTGCAGAAGAGGATGCGGAATTGTCGTAAACGTCTACGATATTCGTGCTATCCGCATTAACCAGGGTTTTAACTACGGCGACTGGCCCTGAAGCCGAAGGATACGTTGCAGTTGTTGCCATCAGATCAATGCCCCAAGGAAGACTGCGGTTACATAACTCACGTCAGAGTGAGTAACGGTCAGATGATCATACGCCCAGTTGCTGCTGATCGGCGCATTGACGACGCCGTTGACGGGCACATCGTCAATGTCGGCAATCGCCAGCTTCTCGGTATCGAGTTCTTCAAGATAAGCAGAATCCTGGGATGGATAGATGATCGGCATACGTCACCCGTAATAGCTGATATTCAGCTTGGCAGAAGCCGCAGTTTCGATGAATCGAATCGCACTCAACGAACCGTCATACAGCATAGCGGCTCCAGCATCCAGTACCATTCCTACTGAAGCGGTCGGATTTGTGCCGTCATCCCGCCAGCGCACGCTTTTCGATTCGGCCTGAACCAAAGCGATCCGTGCTTCATCGGGAACAGTTAATGCCGCTGCCGATGACAAGGCCGTGATCTGCTGATACCCCTTAACCAACCGTGTTCCCATTACCATCGCCGTCATCGTCGCTTCCTCAAACTCAAGATTACGGTATTAACCACAAAAAGCAACGAAGCTTTCAAAGAATCTGTTTCACCAGCGTTCAATAATAATTTCGTATAAGGCTTCAAAGAACTTCATTTTAAGTTCCATCAATGAATTGGGCTTATTATTGATGACTTGTACGACCTGCTGTTGTTGCTTGAGTGTGTTATAGAAACAGAACGTGGGAACATAGGTAGTAATAGTTTCTCCGCGGATCATGATGGGATATTCAGGATTCACTTCCAACCGTTCAATCTTACCTTCTTTGAGCAGTTCACGCAAGCCACGATACCGCCGATATTCTTCTTCGCTCTTGAAGGTATGTCCGTCCAGCCATAGTCTACCCATTAAATAAATCACTCTGTAGATAGTGATGATCCGGTAAAGGGCGACCTGAATATGTAGCCCAGCCATCACCCATTTCGATCTTTCTTGATTGTCCCGCACACCCGGTTTTCTTTGGAACCAAAATATTACCGCGACGATTGCGTGGCCATCCACCATACTCCAATTCCAACCACAGAATATTACGAACCACCGTTTGCGATACTTTCACTGAAGGTTGCCAGCGCCAATCGCGCGGAGCCGGCCAAGGCCGATATAATAAAAACTCAGGAATCACAAAGTAAAACGAACGGCTCTGATAACGATGATTCTTGTGCATATTGAAATCAAAACCTTCATACACCATCATTTCATCGTTCTGATACTGCAACCGCGAAGCCAAGATCGGACAATGCGGACCTTCAAAGTGCTGCGTCATTTGATCAAAGCGATGTACCGTTAAAGGTCGCCAGTAAACCCATAACTGAAACCGCCCAACCTCCAAACAAAAACTACCTGATAAACGGCTTACTCTGGTAGCCCGAAAGGGAATGCGGTAGCTCGACAACCATTCGCTTAAATACTGTGAAGTCTCGCGCTGTAACCACCAGTGTTCGGTTGGCATTGATTATTCAAAATTCTTCATACCGGAATCCACCACCTTCTTTCTTGGGTACGGCATAGACCACAATGAAACGAAATGGGTAAAGCTCAGCCGCCACTTTGGTTTTTATCTTCGCATCTTCTCTAAAGATGCCTTTAACCTCGTGTATTTCCATCTCGCCATTCGCCAACAAGACGGAGAAATCCGGGGTATACATACAATTATCTGCTAATCGAAACTTGATGCCCTCGAAGGAGTACCATTGAATCTCGCCTGCCTGTTTCCTACGCTCTAAATGCTGTTCATACGCCGCTTCCAGCTTGTTGCGCTCACCCTGCTTGAGTCGTCCCAATGCGAGAAATCGTTTATTCATCATCGTCTATAGGAATACAATAAAAATAGTAAGACTCGTCTTCAGTGATATAACAAAGACAATGCGCCTGACGATACCGCCGATCTTTTGGATCAGTCTCTAGCGTCAGATACCGCTGACACTGCTTGCGCTGCGGACAAACTTGATCGTGTTGAACCAATCCAAAACAGCGCGTCACATCATACGGTAGCATCATGGCCGAATAACCCTATATTTATAACTCATTCATCCTCTCCTGTTATTCGTGTTTATTATACCACACAAATGTTTATCAATCAAAGACGCGACACGGTCCGATCTCTGCCTTTGCTCATGGTCGTTCTCCTTTCTATTCAGGTTTCACCAACGGCAGTGCCGTCACTCCAACACGATTCGGACCTTGCCGGGCTCCTTGCCCTTAGTCAGTCCGTCCAGGTATTCCTCAAACCGCTTCCGCATCTCCGCCGGGGTGGCCGGTGAGCCGCCCGTGAGCAGGGCGTCGCGCAGGTCCGCAATCTTGACCGAGACCTTGGTGAGCCCGGAGAGCACCTCCTGCAAGGCATGGATGAAGTCCTGGTCCAGGTCGTCCGGCAGGGCCCGTTTCTTGATGAAGCCGTCCACCAGCTTGCGCGGCTCGGGCTTGAGAAGGCTCAGGTTGCCCTTGGTGGTCGGATCTTCGAGGTTGTCGAGCAGCGATTGGGTCCAGTTCTCGACCAGTTTGTCGAGCTCGCCGACCAGGGC